ATGACGTAATATATTTTTTCACCATATAAAATGACGTAATATATTTTTCACCACATAAAATGACGTAATATATTTTCAGCCCTCTTTCTCCCCTATCCTCATAGTATTGCAAGGTCAAAACACTATGTATGATGTTTTATTGGTTTTTTACGGACGGTATGGGTGAGTGTTTGGGTTCGAATCCCAGTGCCGCCGTTACAATACTTGACAGTAATCGTAAACTGTTATCATATTTGGTTATGAGTAAACTCCCACCGATACCGACTCTTAGACGTGCAATGCCGCCGTTACCAGACCTTCCTACTATTAAACTAGAGAAGAACGCCATAACCTTACCTCATATTGGTAAAATAGAGTTCGAGTCTACTAATAGGGATTTTTCGTTAGAAGAAGATGAAACTGAAAAAATAATAAGAAAAACTTTAAAACCATTGCACGCCACAGACCCTAATATCTTAAGATTCATCGACAATTATCTACATTGTCGTGATGCTAAACAAGCCGCAAGACTGTCTGGGCTAGTGGCGCGTGATGGTACTAATTTGATAAACCGTAAAGATATCCATGACTGTATACAAAAAATAACAGCTAAAGGTGTGCGCAAGTTTGGTTTTGATGCAGAAGAGATAGTGGAACGGGTTAAAGAGGTGGCTTTTGTAGACCCTGCGCTTGTACAGAATGAGGATGGTTCATTCATAAGTAAACTACGAGACATGGAACCGGATGTGCGTCGGGCTATTAAGAGAATGAAAGTGAAGAATCTCTGGGATGAGGACCCCAATGGCATGAAGGTTATTACAGGGGAAATAATAGAGATTGAGTTCTGGGATAAAATGAAAGCTGTTGAAATGTTAGGTCGTGAAAAAGGGACCTTCAAACAAACAACAGTTGTTGAACATGGTGTCAGTAAGAATATGCGTAAGCTTTTACTCGATACGACTAAGCGTGCAGACGCTAGGTTGATTGAAATGAAAGACGTAACACCCGAGGGGGGAGAATGATAATTAAAATAGCTTGCGATAATAATGTAGGCAACAGGCACGTTGAAGCGTTAGAAAAGCAAGGTTTTAACACAGTCGTTAGAGCTTACGATAGAGACGACATCTTATGGGTTGATGAAGCTTTGGATTTAAAAGTACAAGTGATAATTAGTAATGACTTAGATGTCCCCAACATACTTGATAGATATAGATCGAAAGTATATTGGATTGAGTGGGACTCACAAAAACCACTAGTGTTTGATAGAGTGATGTCTAAACTATGTAAATATAGGAGGGGGTTGAAGCGTAAAGTTGGAATAGCTCAGACGTGTCCTATTTGCTGTAAAATGTCAGAAGAAGAGTTGGTCGAGATGATAGAGGGTGCGGGGTGAGAAACACCGATAGGCCCGAACCTTCCCAAGAGGAGATGGATATATTTAGGGATCTCATACAAGAGAATCGTTACGACTTCGTTAAACTTGCTTATATTATATTTGGTTTTGGTGAGAAGGGTAGTGAGGTTGAGGACATTGCCCCATATGAGTGGCAGATAGAAGAGCTTAAAAAGATAAGTAGGCACCTACAAAACCCTCTGACTAGGTATACAACATATCGTTTGATCGTATCGTCTGGTAACGGGGCTGCGAAAACAGCATTAGGTGCGATGATAATGATTATCCTCTTGTATACCCATAAATTAAGAGGGCGAGTCACTGCCAACACTAAGCCGCAGATTACTTCTATCATATGGCCTGAGTATGACATATGGCTGCGCAGGGCTCGTTATAACGAGTTCTTTTTCAACAAGATGGGTGAGAGCATCAAAGCTTTAGATAGCGAGTATGCGGAGTCTTGGCGCTTTGATACCTTTAGTTGGAATGAAGCGACCCCTGCTCGAGTGTCCGGTCTTCATAATAAAGGTCATGCTATCCTTTACACTTTTGAAGAAGCCCCGGGTATCCCTGGGATTATATGGAATTACGCGTCTGGAGCTTTCACCGACGTTGATACTATTAAAATATGGTTAGCATTTGGTAACTCAGATGACCCCGAGAGTATGTTCGAACAAAACATGACCTCCGATGAGTGGAATTCTAAAAGGATTGACACCAGAGACATGTCACATGTAGACCCCGCCGAGGTAGCTAAATGGTTAAGAGAAGCCGGAGGGGATGAGGATAACGACGAGTTCCGAGTTCGTGTTAGAGGTATGGCCCGTAAGAGTTCAAAAGATGCTATTATAGCCCAGGAGCATGTAGCTTCAGCTATTGAGAAGGGTAACAATTTTGACCCCGAGAGTGTGAAGATACTCCCCTCATACTTAACAATAGATCCAGCGTGGACAGGCGATGAGACCTGCATTTGGCACCATCAAGGTATGTATTCTTGCCTGTTGGAGAAGTTCACATTGGATAAAATGCAGGCTCAAACCCACCAATACACCTATCAAAAGGCTTGTTATTGGGAGAAGAAGCTTAAAGTAGATATAGTCTTAATAGATCAAGGGGAAGGTACAGCACTTAAGACTCTTGCTCAAAATGCAGGTAAATACCATTGGGAGTTAATCAGTTTCGCCAATACACCAAACGATGCTCCTACGTTTCAAGACTCTCAATACGCCAATATGAGGGCTCAAATGTATTATGAGGCTAATAAACATCTTTTAGCAGGGGGTGTAATATGTTGTAGAGAGCCTGAATGGGAACCCGAGGTTATAAAACAATTGGCATGGACTAAAGGTGGGGCTCATAAAACGAATTTGAAGAAGAAAGCCGAACCTAAACAAGACATTAAAGATAGAGTGATGAGGTCTCCCGATTTAGCGGACGGATATGTTTTAAGATTTTCTAGAACAATTACTGAGAGACTACCCGAGAATGATCCTAATTTCCATGACAGTGATAATATTATGACTGGACAGCAACCATATGTAATGCCGGATCACAATGACCCATACGAAGACGGAGGAGTTAATGGTTTATACGATTAAAGAATACGAAGGAATGACAGATGATTTATTGTCTTTTTTACTAAAAGTAGGGGCATGCTTATCTTTTGATTACGATCGTTTTCACGGTTGGACTAATTTTAACGTGGAAGATTACGCTAAGAAACACAGGTTAATGATTTGTTACCGAGACCAAAAACCAGTCGGTATATGTATGTCTAAAATAATATCAAACACCTTTGATTCTGGTGTTAAAATTTTATACCAAGATCTTCTTTATAGTGAACCTGGAAGTCGAGCCGCATATCTATTAATGAGGGATTTTATTGACTTTGGGAAAAGTAACGCGAAGTATATAGTAACAATGATCGCAGCTCATACTAATATAAAAAAGCGGTCTTTGGAGAGATTAGGCTTCAAAGCTCTAGAAGAGCAGTACATAATAGAGGTATGATATGAGTATGTCGAGTGGTGAAGTAGGCGTCACTAACGATTTTGAAATCACTGAAGAAGATAATGTACAAAATCAGAAAGAGAGAGACGCTAGGTCCGCCTCTAATCAAGCTCTTGCCTCCAAACGTAATGTTGGCAGTATAGGCTCATTCGTGAAACAAAGGTCTGCAGCAAGGCAAAGTCGATTGGAGACTCTTGTTGATTCATTTTTAGGTGACGACAAGGACTTTTTAGGTCTATGAGAAATAAAAACGAACTAGAAATGATACGCCAACAAGGCAGAGAGAGGTTCGATAAGGTTCGTCAGGCATGGCTTGATTGTGGAAAATGGGCGTTACCTTATAGAATTCAATGGATGCTCTCTCAAGAGCAAGGTCAAAGGAACAATAACCACGTCGTTGATACCACTCATGTATTAGCTTTAAGGTCCTTTGTGGCCGGTTTCCTGGAAGGTAACACTTCAGCCACCAGGCCGTGGTTTAGAGTTCAGACTCCCAATCCAGAAGATAATTTGGTCCCTGAGAACCATAAATGGTTGGATGCTTTGACGAGATTGAGTCTAAGTGTTTTAAATCAGAGTAACTTTTATGACGCTGCTGGACAATTTTATTATGATTATGGTGTTTTCAATACTGGTACACATTTTATAGATGAGATTAATGGTGGGTTATTTTTTCACACTTTAACCCCTGGGTCCTATTACGTTCTTAACAATGGTTTAGGTGAGGCTAATTGTCTCGTCCGTGAATTTAGCATGAATGTTAAAGCTATCGTGGATCTTTATGGTACGAAAAATGCAAACGGTAAATGGGATTGGAGTAACTTTTCCACTTCAGTACGGAAAATGTACGAAGAAAGCAACTACAGTCAAAAAGTTGGAGTGGTACAAGTAGTTATAGAGAATGAAGATTTTAACCCAAGTGAACCAATTGGTGGAAAAAACCGTCAATGGGTCTCTAAAACTTACGAGGTGGGTAGGAATCAAGCTTTCATCGAAGGTCAAGACTTTGGCTCTCAGACGCCAGACATTAATAACGAGAATCTTTTCCTGAAAATCTCTTATTCAAAAAGAAAACCTTTTATTGTAGGGAAATCTCAAACCTCAAGTAATTTTGAATATGGAGAAAAAGGACCTACGCTTGACGCTTTAGGGTTGATTAAATCTCTTAATAAAAAAGCTATAAGCAAAGATCAAGCTATTGAGCAGATGTTAAGGCCGGCCATTCAGGGTCCAGCTAACCTTAAGAAGTCTTATATAACTACAGCATCGAATGCTTACGTTCCTTTAGACGCTCATTCTTTAAGTCAAAAAGGCCTACGAACTGTATATGAAGTGAACCCTGCCATTGGGGGGTTAACCCAAGATGTCGAGGATTTGAGACGGCAAGTAGATCAACATTACTATGCTGATTTTCTATTATTCTTAAGTAGAAACCCAAAGACTAGAACCGCAACAGAAACAAATGCTGTATTGAACGAGCAGCAATTAGTTATTGGTCCTAACCTTCAAAGTTTAAATTGGACTTATAACACACCTGTTGTTGAGTTTGTTATAGATTTTGTAATAGACGAAGATCCGAATTTACCACCACCACCTCCTGATTTGCAGGGGAAATTTTTACGACCTGAGTTTATTTCAGTTTTCGCTCAAGCTCAAAGGGCAGCAGATTTACCGGCTGTTAATCAATACATGGCTATGATTAGTGAAGTGTCTCAGATTAATCCTGGTATTTTAGATAAAGCCAATCTTGACAAGCTAGCTGACATTTACGAAGATCGTCTATATTTACCAGAAGGGTTAAACAACTCTCAAGATAAAACGGAAGCTCTAAGACA